CTATATCTTACGTGTAAGAATGGTCTTCTAATGTTTGTACCTAAAATTTGGTCATAAACTGTAGAAGTTCCCGCAGGAATTAATACACCATCGATATTGTTAACAGCTACAGCACCTCTTGTTGAAGCATCGTTTAAGTATTTCCAGCTAGTTTTGTAGAAGTCATAAGAACCTCTTCTGAAACCAGAAAAACCTAAATTTAAAGCCATATCCTCAGAATTTTCAAATAAACCGTAAGCAGTACCTCCAGCTTGTCCAGCAGAGATTTGGCTTAACATATCATCAAACTCTAAATCTGTATCTCTATTTAAGAATAACATGTTTTCTTCAATAGCACCTTGAGTATCAAGATTTTTAAGTATTTGATCGAAATCAGAAATACCTGTTGCACCTTGGAATCCACTCATGATATTACCTCTGTTGGTAATAGCTTGGAAAAGACCTTCAGTACCGTGAGCATTGATAGACCCAGCAGCATTTAATACTCCACTAAATCCTGGAACTAAATTTTGATTTTGAGCAAAACCACCAGCGTTAGCAGCTAGTTCACCTTCAACCATTGCCATTTCTAAATAGTCATCAAATCTTAATCTTGTTTCAGACTCAGACTTTAAATACCATAAGTATCCTGATGTACCATCTTCTGTAGCAACTTCTACCCATCCAATCTGTGCCATATCAGAACCATTGATTTCAAATCTATCTTTGATAATGATTGGTTGATTAGAGAATTGAGTAAACTGTGGCTGTACTGAAAAGTTTCCACTTCCAGTTCCTTTAGCAAATAAAGAACCATAAACGAATATCTTAAGTCCAGCAGCACCTGCAGCAGCAGCGATACCTACAGTATCCCAGTCAGGAGCAGTAAATGGATAAGCCGTAACATTAGTTAAAGCACCATTAGCAGCAACAGCACCTACAACACCTTTTAATGTAACACCCGTTGTTGGGTTCATTACAACAATAGTATCATTTGGAGCAATTGCATTCTTAATAGAAGCGGCACCAACAGCAGCGTTAGTAGGTACACTGAAAACAAATGTTCCAGCACCAGGCCCTGTTAAAGTACATCCTGTATAAGAGATGTGTAATCTATTTTGTTCTGACCAGATAACTTGATCAGATGTCATTGGCATTTCAGCGCCAACCATTTTTAAGAAACCACTTAAAGTTCTGTTTCCATATCTTTCTACTTCAGCTTCATAAACTTCTGGTAGATACTGTTGTGCAAAATCATTTGCACCTGCAGCGGCAGTGTTAAATGCTAGGTAGTTGTTAGCTAGCGGTAATTGCGTTTGAGAAGGTACGATACTTCCAAACACTGGAGCAATTTGTCCCATAATAAATAATTTTTAGTTTTAGTTAAATTTTCTTGCTTTGATTTTTAATTTTGAAGAGTCAAGACCACTTATACTTTTAACTTTAAATCCACCAACAAAAACATCGCTTGGAGCGGTAGCTCTAGCTTCAGTGCTTATGTTGTTTGATTTTGCAGCTACATTTCTTATAGCATCGGCTTTACCTTGCTCATAAAAATGTTGTGCAATAGTATCTGCATTTTGTGCGGCATACATAGCTTTATGATAACCTTTTACATCTGTTACATCACCTTTATCATTTAAGAACTTCTTAACTATATTACTGATGTTTGATTGATTATCTGCAACTTCAGTTGGGTTTTTAACTCCATATCTAAATTTTTTATCTCCTACACTGAAATCAAAACCTTTGAATTCTTTAGTAAAATAATCTTTAGTGGTGTTTTTAAACACTTCGTGTTGTTGCTCTGCTACGTTTTGCTCTTCGTTGTAGCGATTGAAAAAATCCATAGCTTTTTTCTGGTCTTGAGTTACTCCGGGTCTCAACTTGATTTCGTCGTAATATTGACTCTTTAAACCATCTAAATGCTTACGGGCTTTTGCAACCTCTTCCTTGTATGCAAGTTTCTTCTTTCGAATATCTCTTGCTTCATCTAATTCTTCATCATATTGAAAATTATCTTCTAATAAAAAGCTAATTTCTTCTGAGTCTAAATGAGATTTAGTCCGCTTATAATACTCTTTTAATAAAGCATCATTATCTACGTTAGAATAGTCAGCATTTAATCTAACATAATCCTCTAACGTTCCACCTGTTTCTTTCATAAAGTCTACGACTTTTTCGATGTTTTCAGGTAAATTAATATCTTGTTTAATAGGTTCCGTAACTGTAGCTTCAGCTTGTGGTTCCATTTTTTCTCCTATAGAAACAACCTCTTCTTCTTCATCTTTAATTTCTTCAATTATAGGTTTTTCTTCTTGAACTTCAGCAATCGGGCTGGACTCTTGTACTTGTTCGTCCACTTTCTCGCTATCTCCGGATGTTTCAACCACAGGTATCTCCTTTGTTTCTCCGACTTGAATGGCATCTTGTTCTTCTGTTTTAGGTTTTGATAAATCTATTTTTATAGGTTCATCGTTACTTGATAAATTTTTAGGTTTAAGAATTTTAGCTTTTACCTTAAGCTTTCCAGCTTTTTCTTTTGTTTCTGACATAATAAAATAATATAAAAATTAGTAAAAAATTACATACTTAAGTCCTCCATGTTACTTTCAAAATCAGTAGGTAACCCGTCTGTTTGACGTTGTGTAATCATTTGTGATTGTTGTGAAGCCTGCATTTTAGTTCGTTTATCTTTACGATCTTCAATTTGACTTTCTTTTTTTGTAGATGAATCAACATCCATTTGTTTGAGTTTCATGTTATATTCAAACTCTTTAGCCATAAGCTGCTGTTTATTTTGTAGCTCTTGCTGCATTCTTTGTATTTCCATCTGAGACTTAGCTTGCTCTATTTGTATTTCTGTTTGAGCTAAGGCTTCACCTTTCTGAACCTCTTGCATAGAAGCTTTTTCAGATGCTTCAGAGTTTGAAGTTGTTTGAGCTTGTATGTTAGCCATTTGAGCCTGTTGATCAGCTTCTTGCTTTTTAACTCTTTTGTATTTTAATACTTGATTAGCTAACGTTAAGTTTCTTATTTCTCGTATATCAATAGCATCTTCAAGATATATTTGATTTTGTTGTAAAGCCATCTGAATGTTTTGTTCAAGCATAGCTTTTTCCTCTTCTTCTGGTTCTAAATCCATGTATATACCAAAATCATATAAATGTAAATCATCTATTTCATGTAAAGTAGCCACATTAAATTTACCTATACTAGACTTTAAAGCGTTGTTAGTTAAATCAAAGTCTAACATATCAGCTACTCTAAGAGATATATTTTCACAAGTTCTAAGTGTCAAATATAAACTACTGTTTAATATATGCTTTGTTGCTATGTTTGAAGCGTTAGCTGCCATTTTTTGCAAACCAACTAAAGAGTCTTTATCTGGAGCACTACCATCTCTAGCTTCATTTAAACCAGTTACATCTCTAATCATTTGTAAATAATACTGATAAGTATTAATTAACGATTGTATTTTACCATTAGCACTTGATGTTTGTAATTCTTGAATAGGTACTTTACCTCTGTTTGGATCTCCATCTTGTGTAAGTGACCTACCAACTATAGATCCAGTTTGAAAATACATATTTAATGCTTCTTGTGGATTATAGTTTGTTCCATTACCTAGATCAACCTCTGATAAACCATCTACATCTACAAACACACCATCTGGAACCATTCTAGCTATCACCTGTTGCAATTTAAGTGATGTAAGCTGTATCATATCAGCAAAGCTAGTTATACGTCCTACAAGTGAATCTATTCGACCTTGATACATATGAGGTGCAACTATGTTGTAATTCATATTAACCTTAGTTAAATCACTTTTAGGTCTTGTCATATTCTCTGACATTTCCCATCTAAGCATTTGTTCAACGCCCATAACTTTAGCACCTGTAAATAAAACCTCTATAGTTCTAGATACTCTTTCAAAGTTATCACTTTCCGGTGGGTTAAACGTATCTGGTTTTTCTAATACTTTTTCTAAACCATTATCAGTGTTTTTAACTTTAAAAACTTGATCCATGTAAGATTTATATTCAAAATATAAAACTTGAACTAAATCACTATCTGGATTACGGTTACGCATATAACCTTCTCTATTAGGTGTTTTTTGTATTCTATCAAGCTCTTGGCTTGTTAAACTAGGAAACTCTTTTTTTAGTTCAGGTATTGTAATAGATTTTATTTCACCTACATAATATAAGTCTTGAAAATTAGGATCGTTAGTATATGAATAAACTAAGTTAGAAGGATTAACATATTCTATTGTAACACCTTCTGCTTTATTAAAATTTGTTTTAACAGATCCAATACCTACAGTAACTATATCTTCAATTACTCTTTTGTTAATTAATTCATATTTATTAAAATCTAATATGTTATTAATAACTTCTTCTTCAGCAATTTCTACAGATTGTTTGTAGTTTAATTGCATGTGAACCTCTAATTCTTCTTTAGACTGAGGTAAATTAGAAGGATCAACTACGTTGTAAACGTCTACACCTAAATTTTCCTGTATGCTATTAAGCAAAGGCTTAGATAACATGTCTCTTAATATAGAAGAGGCATAATTAGTTCTTTGTTTTAATGAAAATGGATCTTGAGCATACGCTTTTATGTCGTATTTTTTAGATGATATACCGTTTACAACTATATCTACAAACTTAGGTATAATAGGTACTGGCTTCCAGTCTAAATTTAAATAAGACAAATCACCATTAATAGATAATTCATCTTTATATTTTTGCACAGGCTGTTCACCTCTTGCATATAATCTTAATCTATTAAAGTTTTGAAATCCTTTTTGCCATCTCGTTCCATTAACTCTACCTCCTCTAAACCATTCGTATTCAATAGCTTGCCCTACTTGCAAACCATATTCCCAACTAAGCTTTTCCGCGAGAGGTACCACCTGACTCGGAAAGGAACTATTAGTACTAGTATTAACCATCTAATTAATTATTTTTGATTTATAACCTTTATTGTCATATTTAGAAAAACTTAAACTTACTTTTTCTTTTATATGTTCAGGTGTAGGTCTATATTTATTTTTATTACAAGCCATAAGTGCTAATCCAGAACTAATTGAAGCATCATGCTTGGTTCTATTGTTTATATTAAACGCGGCCCAATCTTCTAAAGTTCTTTGAAAATACATAGTTCCATACTGTTCATTGTTATATCCAACAAACATTTCAATGTAAGATTCTATAGCGGCAGCATGAGCTTGTTTTATGTCTTCGCTTGAATTAGGTATACCACCTATTTCTTTTTCTGTTACAGATAATTTATACATTGTTTTATCTGGTCGATTCATAGAGTAACCTCTATAACCCCTTCTTTTTAAATGATATAATAATCTAGGTTTATTATTTTCTGCTAATATAGGCATGCCATAAAAATGCAATGCCATAAGTACGTCTTCAAAAAACGTTTCAGCTGTTTGTGGTCTAGCTATATATTCTAAAAAGAATAAATTAGGTGGACATATATCCATTGTGAACTTAGTTAAACCATGAAGTGATCCTTTAGATCCTCTACCATCTACTGTTCCTGATATGTCATAGCTGTCACATCCAAAAGCTCCCATGTGCTCATTAGCTGGATATTTCATACCATTTTTAACTATAAACCTATTTTGTTGAGCAACATCTGGAACCCAAGAAACAAAAAATCTACCTTGTTTGCTTGGAACAAACTGCACACTAGTATCTTTAATCCCACCTTCCCACATAAAATTACCTTGAGTTACTACTCCAGAGCGCTTTATATCTTCATTATAATCTATTTGTTCGTATATTTTTGTTAAATTAAATAAAGATTGTAGCGTTTCATCTCTAAATGCATGTTTCTCTGTACGTGGAAACTGTCTGTATAATTCATTAAGTGCATCTGGGTCATCCTTAAGACCATCTACTTCGTTTTCCCAGTGTTCAATAACTCCGATTTCAATTGGGAAACCATCTGGACCTTTTTTTTCTTCTTTGGGTGTCTCAAAGACAGGTAACCCATAAGAATCGATGTATCCTTCGTAGTTCCATTCCATAGGAATGAACAAGCTATATAATCCCGAGCTAGTCTGCCCATTGCGGTTTCTTCTGGTAACGTCTGAATCATTGTATATTTTTTTGTAGTTTCTACCTCCTTTGTCTAAAGCGTTTGATGTTGAACCCATCATGCATTTACCTATGATTCTAGAACCTAATCTTAATGTTGTTTTTGTAACCCTCCAGTTGTTTAGTATGTTTTCTGGTCTTTCCCATTTACCAGCTTCATCGTGTACTAATAACTTTAGTTTTTCACCATCATAACTGTTGTCTCCTGTATTTTTCCAGTCAATAGTTGTATCTAATCCTTTTAACTCTTCTAACTGTTCGTTACTGTCTATTTTACGTCTTGTAAACCTACTAGCGGGAACTCTGTAAGCAAGTTCTGTTTTTGGTCTATCCATACCGTCTTGAATTGGTTTGAAGAAAAACGGGTAGTTGACTGAAATTGGTACAATTTTATCGGTAAACATTTTCTTCGCATCAGCCCCTGATTTTGAAAGGACACCGTAT